CTATCCGTAAATCTCGTTGAGCAGCCGGGCCAGGCGGACCCCGCCGCGCAGCAGCTGCATCTCAAGGATCGGTGCAGCCCAGTTGACGTAATCATACGAAATCTTCGTGCCTTCCGGCGTGCGGTCGTAGACCTCCGAGCAGATTGCCTGCGTCTCGAGCAGCCAGTCGCGCGGCGTGCCCGCCTGCAGGTGCATCTCCTCGTCGTCGGGCTGCCGGTCGATCTGCTCGCGCCACTCGGTATAGCTCCAGCGGTGCGCCGACTCGATGAGGTTCGTATCCCACACCGCGTGGAGGTTCGTCGCCTTGCCGAAATAGACCACCGGCACCCGGTTGCCGCCCAGATCGGAGAGATGCCCCGTGTGCATCGGGCAGTGCATGTCGCCCACAAGGTGGATCAGCATCTGCAGCTGCACCCGCTCCTCGGCAGGATCCAGATCGCCCGACTTGAGACTGGCGACCAGGTCGTTTACGGCCTTCAGCACGTCGCCCTTGGGATTGGCTGCCATGCTCTCGAGCGTCTCGCCCGCATCGATGTTCAGGTAGTGCCACGTCTTCGTATAGGCATACTCGGGCGTGTGGCTGGCGTTGTCGAGCCAGTTGGCATAGTAGACGGGCAAGTGTCCGCCGAGGACCTTGTCGATGCGTTCGGCCGCCTCGGGCGTCAGGTGGCATTCGGCTATGTAGGCCGTCACGTCGTGTCCCTTCTGCCCCCACGCCGCGGCACTCCGCACGGCCAGCAGGCAGGCAATCAACAGCAGGATTCGTTTCATCATCGCATTCATTGTTTTGGGCGCGGTCCCTGCGTTATTTGCCGCACGGCCGCGGATCGTTCTCCGCAAAGCTACGATTTATTTCCGAATCGGCAGTGCGATCCGCCGAAAAGTATTGAGAATGATCTCGCACCGGGCAGATCGGCCCGTATACTCGATCCGTAAAAGAGACTCCATGCCATTCACACACCCTTTCGTTCCCGAATGAGCCGCGTCTGAATCCGACATAAACAAAAGCCCCGCACAAGAGGAAGGGGGCTTTTTTGAAACTTATAAGCGTTATTTTATAAGTTTTTGATAGATAAAGTGTTAGGTTGTTGAAGGAGAACGGTCGAGACCGTATAAACCTTTCATTACCGTATATCCTACTCTTTTCATGTAGGTAATTATGTAGGTTAATTTAGAGCAACTAATGCCTACTAATGGTAATTAAAGCAACAACTTAACACTTTATCTTTATGTATACAATTAATATACGGGGTAAGATGAACCCCAAGGACCAGAAAATGGTCAAGCTGGAGCTGATTTTCTTCAAAACGGGCTATGCTCGCGTCCCAAAAGTTCTCAATATTACCGGCCTTTTAAAGAACTGGGATGCGAAATCTCAATGTTTCAAGACAGGAACGCCTGACGCAACGACCAAAAACAAGTTGTTATTTGACATTAAGACAAAGTATCTTCATGTCATCGACACATGGGAGAGTGAAGGCCGAAACTGGTCGCCCGTAGAAGTTTCTCATTACTTTGACGTCATCAAACAAAACAAGCCCGAGGTTAAAGTAAAGTCCGTGGTTCAGATGATTGATTCCCTGATTCTACGATTTAACGAAAAGAAGCGAATAAAAAACGGGCAAATAATAGATAGCAGTCCTAATGCACGAATCTACATGCAAATAAAGCGTTCACTGTCATCTTTCACCAAAGAAAAATACGATAGAGCTTTTTCATCCTATTACTTTATTGATATTACCGAACAATTTTTGCTGGATTATGCATTTTGGATCAAAGAAAGGGGCATAAAAAACGGCAATAAAGGCGGCCTTACAACCAAGCTTAGGAGATTAAGGGCCATATGTAATTATGCATATAAAGAAGGCATGTATGGTGTCAATATGGATGCGTTCCTTTGCCTGGGAGATGATATCAAATGGGATGAGACTACCTCAAAGGCTGTTTCGGATAAAGTCATTGAAAAGATTGCTAATATTGACCGAACTTTGTTCTCGCCGAAGGAACAATTACATCTTGATTTATTCTTATTCAGCTACTACACTGGCGGAATGGCAAACGTCGATGTGTGTAATTTGACATGGAATTTGGTTGAAGACGACCGCATTGTTTACGAACGTATCAAGTTCCCTAAAACGGCCAAGCCCATACTTATAACCAAAGCCAAGATGATCATGAATAAATATGTTGGGGCATGTTATGGGAACTATGTTTTTCCGGTCTTTACACATAAGCATACAACATCTTCAAAGAGACAAACACGAGTAAAGCAAATCTCTAAACTTGTATCCAGAACTTTGACGAAAGCATGTAAGATGCTCGGTATTACTGAAAATATTACATGGTATTCCGCTCGGGGCTCGTTTATCTCTAAAATGGTTGACAGCGGGAAACTTGCGGGAGTGGTTGCTGAGATGGCAGGAAACAGCCCGATGACAATATACAAGCATTATTATAAAAACACAAAACGAGATGAAATTAAACTGGAGATGGAAGCCATGTTCTGATTTTGCATTATATTTGCGAACGAATAATAAAGAATCATAGATATGGACGAACTACTTCAAAAGATCCATGAGGCGTTTGATGCCTTTGCAAAGGATGCCAAACTTCAGGAAGAAAACGGAAACAAGGCTGCGGGCACACGTGCGCGCAAGACATCATTGTCCATCGAAAAGATGATGAAAGAATTCCGTAAGGTTTCTTTGGAAGCGTCAAAAAAATAATAGGAACAGACGTTTCTGGTAGCTGCTCGCTACCAAAAAATATAAGAAAGCGTTAGCTTTTGTTTTGCACCGAAATCTGGTAAATTTCTTTCATCCGCAAGACAAACAGTTTGCGCCCACATTTTGCGTGGGCTTAACTTGTTTGCGGATGGGTTTTACCAGAACCTCGGTGCTACGAGTTATGTCCCACGCTTTCTATTTTGGCATATAAAATGCTTGACGGGACTTCGAGCTACGATGATCCGTTATGGAAACGACTATATTGGATGAATTGCTGAAAATTCCAGCAGACGCAACCAGCGCAGTAGTAATGGGAGTAACCATGCAGGTGATTGGCCCGGTGCAGGCTCAAAAGATGCTGGACACGGATCCTGAGGACAAACACGTACACGAATGCGTTCTGGCAAACGGACGATTCTTGTTTGTTTGTGAAAACGGGATTTTGAGGTCCTTATATAAAGTATCAAGGGACCCTCGATAGTCCAGTCTTATTCAAATCACCTGACTTTTTCAGCAAAGGCCTTGCTGGGTTTGAACGCGGGAATCGTGTGCTCCGGTACAATGATCGTCGTGTTCCGGGAGATATTGCGGGCAGTCTTGGCAGCCCTCTTTTTATCAATAAAGCTACCGAATCCACGGAGATAAACTTCCTCTCCCCCTATCAGCGAAGACTTAATACCCTCCATCACGCCTTCAATCACCTGAGCTACGATTGCTCTTTCTATACCGGTTTGCTGCGATACTTCCCTTATCAAATCTGCTTTCGTCATAGCGGTTCATATTATTTGTTATTGCCCGGAGGCAAAAATACAAATTTTATTCATTATCCATCGCATCTTCAACCGTATTCCTGTCTAAACATTCACAGTTGAGACTTTCTATTCTTTTGATACAAATAAAGTATCAAAATGAAGTTAGTTCTCAACAGAAAATTCAAAAGCACCTCCTACACGATTGGTGACTTATTCATCGACGGCAAGTTTTTTTGTAACACCATCGAGGATACCGTTCGTGAGTTGCCGGCAACCTGTCCGGATACGACTCGCGGGCGCTCATGCACCTGCAAGGAAAAAGTGTATGCCCGAACAGCCATTCCTGCCGGTACATATAGGATAACTCTTGAGTATAGTCCCAAATACAAGCGGAAGATGCCTTACCTGCATGATGTTCCGCACTTTCTGGGTATCCTTATCCACTCCGGGAATACTGAAACCGATTCTGCGGGATGTATCATTGTAGGAAAGAACACTGTCAAAGGGAAGGTTCTTGAGTCGAAAGTTACTTTTCAGAAGCTATACTCGCTTCTTGAGGGGCATGATGATATAACCATCCAGATCGTATAACGAGATGGCTGTTAACAGACTCAAGGCTCCCAGGAATGTCCGTATTGACTTTGCGCCATCTCCCCGTCAATATGAGTTGTGGAAGTTGTTGCAACCGAACTCCTGCCCGCATTGTGGCGGTACCATAGAACAGGTGTTCATCGGTTATGATCAGCAGCAAAATCCGCAGTATAAGCCCCAATGTACCAAGTGTAAAACACAAAACTTGCCCCAGTTAATTCTGGGTGGCGGGGCGGCCGGAGGTGGAAAAGCCGGACTCCTGGATTCAAAGGTTTGCACGCCTTTCGGATTCCGCAAGATTCGGGATTTGAAAGTAGGAGATATCATTTCTTCTGCCACAACCGGTAGACAACAGCGAATTATCTGGCTACATCCTATTGAAGAACATGACTATTATCGTATTCATTTTATTGATGGTACACATTACGACTGTTCTTCAGGTCATTTGTGGCAACTGCATTTAAGCCGAAAAAGGACGAAACGCAAAGATGCAGAAGGGAATGTATGTAATGAAAGGATATGGAGTGCCCGGATGATTCATGACTGGATATGTCGGAAAAAGTCGGGAATGTACAAGGGAATGAATTTAATTATCCCCTTGTGTGCTCCTGTACAATTTACTGTGGGCAACAGATATAAACAGACAAAACCCATAGAACCGTATATCCTTGGAGCCCTTCTTGGAGATGGTTGTATAACGCGTTCCGTCATTGAGGCCAATGCAGTCCAACTTACAACCATGGATGATGAGATTGTTCAGAAATTCATGCAATATGGATATGACATGGGGCATTCTCAAGCAAAAGCCGGAAGCCGGGCCAAAAGTTATATGATTTACAACCGGACCTTGGTGGAGGCATTATGCAACTTGAAGTTGTCGGGCTGCGATTCATCCAACAAATTTATTCCTGACCAGTATAAACTCGCCACCATTGAGGAACGCAAAAGGCTTATTCAAGGAATAATGGATACTGATGGCTATGTCGATGAACGTGGACACATTTCTTATTGTACCACGAGTCGAAGACTGGCTGATGATGTCGCATTCATTATCCGTTCGTTGGGTGGCATAGCAACCGTAAAAAGGAATCCGTCCGGTTATAGGGATAAAAGCGGTTGCCGGGTTAAATGTAACGATTCATATGACGTGTATATCCGCACACGGATGAATCCTGATCTTGTGAGTCTTTCAAGGAAAAGATGTCGGTGCCGTCATGAATATAACGGAGGCGTATCAGAGCTGGGGAAAAGAATTGTTGATGCGGAATATATCGGTAAACGTGAGGGGCGCTGCATAACCGTAGATGAGCCTTGTGGATTGTACATCACGGACAACTTTACCGTAACGCATAATTCCTATATCGGTAGTGTATGGCTCGTTTCATCGTGCATTCGCTTCGAGAACATTCGAGCGGTAGTTGGACGAAAGACCCTCAAATCGCTAAAAGAATCGACATGGAACACCATTAAGGCCATATTGAAAGATTGGGGCTTGAAGGAGGATGTCAATTATAAGATCAACAATCTCGAAGGCACATTGACATTCTGGAACGATTCGGTAATCATCATGAAAGAGATGGCCGATATTCCCAGCGACCCGAACTTTGAGCGCTTCGGCTCTTCGGAATATACCATTGCCTTGGTGGATGAGGTTTCCGAGATTTCCGAGAAAGCGGTGGAAGTCCTGTTCTCCCGACTGCGTTGGCGTATCCATGATACCTTCAAGACACCGCGGATGTTGCTGACCACAAACCCGACCATTACATGGGTTCGTGCCCGCTTTGTTCAGGACGAGAATGGCGAAAGTGTGAAATGCCGTGAAGGTGAAGCGTATGTTCCGTTCAGCGTTTTTGACAATCCCAATATTGCTTTCAGGCAAGTATATGAAGCAGCCCTTAACAAGATTCGGGACCAGGCAACCAAAGAGCGATTGTTGTACGGTAACTGGGATTTCGTGGAAGCGAATGACATGGCGGTTTATGGAGGCTTTGACGGGGCACGCCACCTTATAACCGGTTTGAAAGAGAAAGTTTATGATCCGACCCGTCCCATCATAACCGTATGGGACTTCAATGTGGCGCCACAGATGTCAGTGCTTTCCGCTCAAATTGATTATGACAACAAGAAGGTATACATTCTTGAGGAAATACTCGGCAAGCCGGAAGACAAGGAAAATAACACCCCGGCTCTTGCCCGCAAGGTAAGAATGAAACTATACAGGGACAAGCATATCGGTGGCGTGGATGTGACTGGCGACCCGGCAGGTCTGCAACGCTCAACGACCAATGAGGATGGCGTAAACAATTATACCATTATTGTAGACACTTTCGGCAAAGGGATACTGAGACCCAAAATCAAACTCCTGCGAAAGCAACCTCCGCAAGCCACGCGTTGCGAGTTTGTCAATGAAGTTTTTAATGGATATGAAGGTTGGGAGATTCAGATCGACATCAAGTGTCGACGTCTGACGCAGGACCTTATATACCAGTTGCGCAATGAGGACGGAACCAAAAGCAAGCATAAAGTAACTGACCCCAAAACAGGAGTCAAATACGAAAGATACGGACATCTCTCAGACTGTCTTGATTACCTGTTGTGCTTTTACCTGCGTGACAGTTGGTACAAATACAAAAATGGCGGTGACGGCAATGGCTATGTGGTATCTACCACTGTGATACAGGAAGGATTTTCATACTAATATAAGGACGACATGTACAGACGTTTTCTCAATAACAATGACTATCTGGGGATAATCACTCCGGAGGCTCTTTCCCAACTGACAAGGGGGAACGAAGACCGTTTCATCCAGGCGGAAGAATCGGCCGAGATGAGCGTTGTGGAGTACCTGTCCGAGAACTATGAGGTTGAAAAGGAACTTGCCAAGGGTAAATATATTGCCGAATATAATCGGCGTATTACCTATCCGGTAGGCGTGCATATCTATTTTGATGGACAGATTTATGAGGTTATCCGTTCCATCAGTGGATATCGCAAGCCGGCAACAGGTCAATATTGGGAAGAATATTCGGGAATTGACCTTGATGCTTGTCACGTATCCTGTTATTCGCAGTTCAACACCTATTATCCCGGAGACAAGGTGAATTACAATGACGTGATTTATGTCTGTCTCAAGGAGAACGGCTACAAATTCGATGATATTCGCATTCCGATGGTGAATGGCTGGCTGGAGGCTGAAATCGCACCGTGGAACCCGGTGGAATATCCCCTATGGAGTGTTGTGGAGTATGACAACGGATTTTTCACGCTGATGACACTGGATAACTTCGACAGTAACCTCGATCCGATGACGTCGGACTGCTGGGGCGCCATAGCTGATTATGATTCCGAGTACAATGCTTATGAGTTGTCTGAAAATGAATATGTGGTTTATAACGGACACGTTTTTTACCCGGAAACGGACGTAAACGCCGACATACCACAAGTCGGGCGGAACATTTCGCTGCACGATCCCCGCAACTACAACCTCAAGAAACACATGGTGCGGTTGGCACTGTACGAACTCACGAAACTCATTGCACCTAATAATGTCAGCGTAGTCCGTATGCGCGACTACGAGGATTCCATGAAATGGCTTAATGATGCGGCCAAGTTGCGTCTCAATCCGCAGATTCCACGAAAACTTGATGAGACGAAAAAGCCAGTCACCGACTGGCAACTGGCTACCTTCCAAACGGATTATGATCCGTACAGGAATCCTTGGATGGTATGAAGTTAATCAAATTAATTTCACATTGAATGATACTGTTTCAAAATGTAGATGTGGGGCTACAGATTTACCAGATTTGTCTTCTCAACAATAAAAGAGTAGGCTTTATGGGCTTGACAAAGAAACAGTTTTACGAGTTAATATGGTAAAAATGGTTATAGGACCTGTTGGAGATTTTATTGGAGAATATGATGTTTTCGAAGTGGTGGATATTTCTACGGAGATATTTCCTCAAAAACAAATGCAATGGTTTCTGTCCGGGGCGTAGTTGCGGCCATAGATGTATGCTGACGTCCCGGATTCTCGCGACTGCTACGAGAACTTTCATCCTCGAATACTGGCGATCCTATGCAATCAGGAGGATGAGTGCGAACGTCTAGCCGGAATGCTCTATACGAAAGGTCTCACGCAGGAGCAGTTCGGCGAGGTATCCAGGATCTCTATGGCGAGCACTTGAGCAAGACAAGCATCCCACCGCTTCATAACAACCTCTGCGAGGACGTCTCGTAATGACTCACTCAATCTCTGAAGATGTATTACATGTTCGCCTTCAAAGATTGCGAATACATGAAGATCCACCGCAAGTGGAGTGTGGAGACCGAAGCCTTTTCCGTAGAGCTGGATCTGTGAAGACAAGTGCCGTGAAATGTCGGGGGGGCTCCAACAAACACATGGGGAGCACCTTGGTCTGGAGTGAGATGCTCGCAGAACTGCACGAATGGTGCATGCGGGGAATCGGCTTGGTGTGTGCCAACGGGTTGAGGATCCAGCCTACAAAGCCAATTTCATCTATCTGAACTACGAAGCAAGGATTCAGTCGATAATCTGACCAACGAGTTGAATCGAATATTTATAGAAGGACTTTCGACGGGGTACACGCATAAGGAAGACCATATCCAACGAGAGCCGGTTCTGCGGCTGATGGGCAAAACAGCCATGAATAAGTAATCGAACCTGCGGCCATAATACATTGTCCCGTTTTTTTTAATAACATAACAAACAATAAAAAAGATATGCTATCTTTGCAAAAGATATCAAATGAGCACTAACATATAAGGGGCAACCCGCTGAACTGAACGTCGAACTCGCAATTCTCGTAATCTCTATCAGTCAGTCGGCTTGCGGTCCTCGGTATATACCTTGTGGTATAGCCGTGGACGCATGGACTGTGATTGATAGAGAGGCTATGCGAGGCCCGACGTTCAAGAATGGTACTTGCGTCCTTTTTTTATGAAATACAAAGCCATAATGAGAAATTGCTTATAACAATTGTGAACTTATATAGCCACATTTAAAACTTGTTGCAATAAAACTGGAGGAAGCCCAATCAAAAATGCCGTCGCTGGCACTTGTCAAATGTGCAGGACATTCAACCAGTTTACGTGGGTCCGTATCGAATGATACGGTCCCATTTTTGTTTCCGTCAATGTACCATGACAAAAAATAATGGCCATGAAAGCCAACTCAACTAGTGTCCTTCGGTAGGTTCATCATCCTTTTTGTATCTGGAAATATTCCGTGTATTTAATGTCCACGTATGGGTTGTCACTAGAGATGGACTGATGAATGGCCTTGACCCGTTTCCAGAACCACCACCCTTTGTATTCTACCCATATAGCCTGATTTAATGTTACGGGAACCCGGATTTGGCCCTTTAATCGGCTATCCTCAATCATTCCGGTAAGTTGGATGTGCGGGGTAATCATCTCCACTTTTTGACGGAGCAACGGAACGGTATCGCGTATAATGACGGTATCCTTTACGGCTGCATCGATTGGTCCACCTACCTCCAACTGATGTTTGGCGGCCGCTTCGAGATTCTTGATCTTCACCCCAAGTTTTTTTATGGTCTCGGCATCCTGTGCACGGAAGCGTTTGTACTCTTCCACCGTCAACCGTAACCCTTTGGTATCGACAGCGAGTGTTGTGGAATCGATACGCATACGGCGCACCTCAGACAGCAAAGCTGTATTGTTTGCCTGGTAGCGGTCTCTTTCGTTTGCCAGGTGTACGTTCCTGCGATATTGGATGTAGACGATGCCCGACAGCAGCAGTACAGCCACGAGCAGATACTTTGACAATACTTTACTCATAGACTACAGCATTTTCTGGAATGAACCATATAAACTCATCCAAATAAGCTTCTTCAAGGAGTACCATGCCGCCACGAGGACTGGTTTCCATAAAGGAAAGGTCTTCGACTACAAGCCCTTTGCGCCCGACAAGTTCGTCCAGATGCATTTGGGTCAATTCGTCAGAGGCGACAATGGTCACATAGGCATTCTTTATCATAACATCCGTCTCTCGTTTGTTCTCTTCAATGTTGTGACTGGCATTTGAGCAGTTCCCGTATATCCGCACGAATCTCGTGTAAATCATTCTGTACCGTGTTAAGCTGCATCATGGTCGCTTCAAATACCGACTTGTCGAGCTTCATGGCATTGATACGGTCATACTGATCTTTGATAGTCGCTTCCAATCCGGCACATTTGGTTTCCAGTTCCGCAATTTGAGCCGTGTTGTTGATGTGCTGAATATAGAGGGTCAGTGCAAATGTCAGTACCGCAACAATGATTTTGAAATACTTGAGTACGAATTCTTTCAGTTGTTCCATAATGGTAGTATTATTCGATTAGTATAGAGAACGCTTCCTTTATTGCCCTCAAGAGCAATTCTGCCGCTGCACTGTTCCAGAATCCATAAACGACAAGTGCGACCAGAATCACCAGATATACCCACCATGCCACCTCGTTTTTATCAATCTTCCCTTTCTTCATCTTGAGACGGGTTTGTTGGGACTATCACGTTGAATATCACGTTCCCGTCACCGCCCTCGATGCGCAGTCTGTTCTCCTCCTTGTGTTTGATGGGGAAAATATCCATCAGCGCTTTGGCGGCATTCACAGAAACGGCCCTGAGGGGAGCCGGAGAGAGAGGGACACCGAAGCGGTCTGTAAAGTCCGCCGTTGCCGTTTCGTCCATGACGGCTTTCAGCGTCTCGGTAACCTGAAGCTTCACGGCCATAGTTTCCATTTCGAACCGTTCCGACGAAAGCAGGCTTTTGATGTGTGCCAGCACATGAGGCTTGTTCATAAGGTAATTCGCCGCCGCATTGGGGTTTTTGGTATGTTTCTCTCCAAATACTTCGACATAACATTTCTTCGGGCGACCGGCAAACTCCAGTCCCCCGTTTACATACAGCTCGCAGAATTGAAGTTCCTCCTCAGAGAGCTGTTTAAGTTCCTTGCTTTCTTTTGTATTATTTGTTTCCGGCATAGTTGTTCTTTCTTTATTCAAGAATAGGTTCATTCTCTTTTCGGGGTTTTCAGAAATTCGGATTTCTCCTGTATCAACTGTTCCATCAGTGCCTCATAGAAGACCTGGGCCAGCGCATCAGCACAAGCCTCAGCATCAGCCAATGAATTGATAAGGCGCATGTTGAACTTGATTTCGAGATCATAGCCGCTAATAATTGCCATGAGCTCGTTCCCGTCATAGTTTACCGCGCCATAGGTCATTCTGTCGGCAGTCCTGAACGTAATGGTTTCAGGTATTTGTCCGTTTGCAGTTTTGTCTTCTTCTTTCATATACAATTGCTATATTTTGAAATATTTTCGTGTTTTTTCCTTTTCACGGGTAAGCGAATCTGTTCCTTCCGGGTTTCGCAATCTTGAAGTAAATACCCCCAGGATGTCAAGGGTTGCCGTTACATCTGCTGCAGCATCATGGGCATCATCCAGTTCTACGCCGACCCTCTCCGCCACTATTTCTAACTTGCAGGATGTTATTTCGGCATTCGACGCGAATGTCAGCCGGCTGATGAGAAGTGTGTCGATATAATGAGGCTGAAAGTTGCCGTAGTAGTCCTTGGTCCCGGAAAATACTTTTTCAAATTCCGCCACAAGCCCCGCATAGTTCATCAGTTGCTGCATGAACCCGATATCAAACGCGATGTTCTGGCCGATAAGAAACGGCTTGCATGGATGACCCTTCGAGAGAGTATTCCGTTTGGCGAAATCGATGACTGCCCCGGCAACGGCCTGTATGTCTACACCTTGGTTCCGGAGCGTCTCCATAGTGATGGCCGAATAGTCCAACGCATTCTGCTCGTATTTCATCGGTGTCTGTTCCTCCCGCGCCTGTTCGTGTCTTGTCCGCAAGACCTTTTTACGGGGGATGCCCGTATCTCTCCTGCAATATGGAGAAATGTATGCCTGATAACTGTCTATGGTCTGCCAGGTGTCCAGCCGGACAGCCTGCAACGCGATCTGCGTACAGGCACATTCCCGACAATCCAGCCCGCCGGTCTCAAAATCAAGACCGATACCGACGTATATTTTCTGTTCTGCTTTGGGTGCCATGATTATGGTAAAATAAACATTAAAGAATTTTTATAGGTCTGTAAAGCGTTACAGCCCGTGTAATTGCTGTAGCGGATAACAGCGGTCATAATAACCACCTTGTCTTTCATGGAGAGTATTTCCGCTTTATGGGCTGAATAGAAGTCATTCCAACAGACACATTCTACAAGCTGGTTGTTCTGCGCCAGTACAAGTTTGGCGAATCGTTTCCTTGAGCCCGTTTCTCGGTCATTGTAGCTGTGTTCCGACACGTCGGCTACGGTCGCGCAAACGGTGGCTCTTCGGCCGTCATTCTCGTCCTTGAGTATCTCTTCCAGGGATAAATAGCTCGCCTTTCCCTTGACCGCGGCGCGGGCCTCGGAATTGTCAAATATGCGTCGGTAATCGATGCTGCCGATACCCGAAACTTCGATCTGGAGTCTTGACCAGAAATAGTGTCTGTCACGCAAGGATTCCGGGAAGTCTTTCTCGGGGAGTTCGAATCCGAGCTCTTGCGCCGCCCGCTTCAGAACGGCATGACGTTCGGTTACCGCCTGAACATTTTCTATTCGGTCAAAACAGCCGGCAAGTATCATGTTCTTTACATGACGGGCATTGACGGGAACCTTGACCGCCTCGTCCGGGTTATCCGGGTCCTCCCAGTATTTGTATTTTTTGAGCTTGTACCGAAATATCCGGTGGATGAAGTTCTCGATACTAAGAAAAGCTCCTTTAGCCCGTTCTGTCACAATGTATTCAACGGTTTTAATTCCCACCTGTTTGATGCGTGTCAGGGACCAGTAAATTTCATCCGTGGTATAATCGGTGAAAAACTCCACTGTAGAGTGGTTGATGTCAGGAGGTACAATCTTGGCGCCCGAGCACCGTTCCATCTCTGACATGAGGGAAGGGATTTCCTTGTCATCGGCCCATTGCAGGGCGACCGTATAGAATGCCGAGGGGAAATTGGCTTTGAGCCATGCTCCGCAGAAGGCAGTCAAGGCGTATGCCGCTGCATGGCTCCGATTGAAGGAGTATTTCCCCGCCACTTCAATCTTATGCCAGATCTCTTCTGCTTCATAGTCGGGGCAGCCGTTACGGATGGCTCCTGCTATGAAATCGGCCTTTAAGGAGGCCATAAGGTCGGCTTTCTTTTTTCCGATGGCTTTGCGCAGGTAGTCTGTCTTTCCCAAGTCAAATCCTCCGAGGGTATGGGCCACGGACATGAACTGTTCCTGGTACACCATAATTCCGAATGTGTTCCTGGTCGCCTCATAGCAACCGAAATTGTATACCGGCTCTACTTCTCCGCGCCTGAAACGCACATAGTCATCCGTTGCGCCGATATCGAGTGTTGCCGGCCGGTACAAAGCATTGATGGCGATCAGGTCTTCGATACAGTCGGGCTGTACGTCCTGAATAAAACGGGTGATACCCGGTGAAGAGAACTGAAAAATGTTCTGCGTGTTCCCTTCCGACAGCAGCCGGTAAGTCTTCTCGTCATCCAGCATCTCGCCGGTAATCCTTTCTATGCTTAGCGACTGCCCGTAATGTTCGTTGACCAAACGGAGTATGGCACTGAGTTTGGCCAGTTCCTTGGTGGCAAGCACGTCCTCCTTCAATAGACCGATCTCATCCACGGAATAGCCGTCAAACTCGGACACCAACGCACCATCCATTTTGCGAACAGGCAGGAAATCGAAACACTCGGCTGTCTGCCCATCTTTGGAATCGGGAGTGACAATGATTGCCGAAGCGTGTATGGAAGCAGCCTTGGGTTGGCCAAGTATCATGCGCACGTCTTCAATAACCTGCGGGTAACGCTGGATAAAATCATAGAGCTTGCGGTTGGAACGGGCGAGCATGAAAAGCCCTGTCCATTCCGTCGTATCGTCCAGCATTGCAGTGATGTAGTTGACGATGTGGTGAGGTATTCTGTGCACTCTCGCCACATCTTTCAGGGCAGCTTTCAACTTCATGGTTGTGAACGTGCCCGCAGAAAAAACCCGCTGACGTCCATTAACGTTGTATCGTTCTTCAAGGTAATCCTTGATTTCCTGCCTGCGGTCTGAGGCGTAATCGACATCGATATCCGCCTTACGGGAGGGCGGAATGTCCGCCCTCCACAAGTCCCTTTCCTACGAACGAATCCATCACGCTGGTCGCTTCATCCGCTCTTTTAATTGTTACCTCTGTTATTCTCATGTTATCGAATATATTTCTTGTAGTTGATAATGTCAGAGACGGTCTGCCGGGACACACTGTATTGCTGTGCCAACTTCTCCTGGGTGGTTCCTCCGGCGTGATATGCAACCCGTATCGCTTCCGCCTCGGCATTGGTCAGTTTTGCATTGGGGCTTTTCTCACCATAATCCCATTTCAGATTATTGGCGATGGCGTGCTCCATATTCCGCTGGTGCGTGCACATTTCCAGATTGTCTGCGGCATTGTTATAGCGGTTGCCGTCAAGGTGGTTGACTTCCAGTCTTGGATTCCAGCCCTCAAGGAAATATTCCGCGACCAGCCTGTGGACGGTGAACTTGGTCCCGATCCCTTCCTTGTAAAGCCTTACACGGTCGTAGAGCGAAGTTGTGCCGCACCAGTGGCATAGGATCCGCTCGGGCTGCGTATATGTGATTCCGTCGTGTGAGACTTCCCGTTCGAGACTCTTGATACGACCTTTGTTGCTGATTTGATAATACCCTTCATAATTGCGAATGTCCACCCAGACTTCCTGGGTGCTGCTCATCTGTTATTCTGTTCAGTGCTGTCGTGTATATTTCCGGATCTATTTCAATTCCAACGAACCGCCGCCCGGCATTCCGGCATGCAATGGCGCAACTTCCGCTTCCCATTGCAAAATCCAAGACCAGATCACCTTCATCGGTATAGGTTCTGATGAGGTATTCGAGGAGGGCAACCGGTTTCTGGGCTGAATGCAGGCACGAGAGCTGTTTATCTGTCTTGAATCTAAGTACGCTGCGGGGATAACGCTCTGTGGAGATATAATCCCGGTAGTTGTCATGCTTGCGGTAAATCTCCCCGGCATTACATTTTTGCTGATGGGCGGCCATTATGACTTTGCGTTTATGGCCTTCACTTTTTATCGGATTGTACAATGGAAGTCGGTCATAAAACACCAGAATATCCTCGTGAGCCTTCATGGGCATACGCCGGGCATTGAGGAAGCCGGTAGCCAGCGTTTTTTCCCATACCCAGGCGTAGCGCAGTTTCTTCAGGTTGGAACTACCAAGCACACTGGTAAAGGGTTGCTGACAGAAAAGGAGTATCGGAGTGTCCGGCATCGTAACCGAACCGACTGCCTGCCACATGTCAGGTATGTCAATCACGGAATCCCATCGGCAATGTGTTGTCCCATATGGCGGATCAGTAAAGATCATATCGGCCCTAAGCCCTTCTCCGGCAAGTACGGGCAAAACCTCCAAGGCGTCTCCCAGATACAAGTCACAGCCCTTATACGGCTGGTGGTGCTGAAAAGGTTTGTTCATGCGTTTCGAGTTCTTTCAGGTTCCACAAGCAATCTCGGCGGTCGAAAAGAATCTCATCGCCACAAATCAATTCATCGGCAGACAGGGTTATTTCATTTCCGTTTCGCAGCACTCTCAGGCGGGCATCCGGCAACATGCGGTAAACCGACTCTCCGGAGTGAATTTCCACGAACTTGCCACCCCGTTCCAACGGAACATCGGGAGCCAGTACGGTCAGTTCGTCTTTCCAGTTAAGACCGCAGCGTTCAGGCACAAGAAAGCGGGAGAAAAGCAGTCCATAGCGCAAGGGGTCAATGGAGGTAATGCCCAACAGGTATGAGACAAGAGAGCCTCCTGCAGAACCTCGGCCAATACCGGTGGCAATTCCTCGTCTATGCGCCTCACGGACCATATCCCACTGTATAAGGAAGTAGTCCACGTTATTGGTGGATTCTATGATATAGACTTCATCGTCCAGACGTTCCATGTAACGGTCGTGTTCCGTAGAGGGTATCTTTGTCTGGAGTCCTTCGTCCAGCAACCGAAGAAACATCGTTCTGCGGTCTCTGTATTTTTGAAGTTCATCTTCCCGCATCATGTATTCCGGCATAAACATACGTCCGGTTTCAAAAACCGCGGTAGCTTCTTCCGCTACCCGTACTGTATGTCGGCACATCCGCGCGAAAATCCGGTCAAAGTCCCAGCTTTCATCAAAGAGTTGCGACAACTGCACATAAAGTTCGTCTACTGTTTTCATGTATTGGTCATTACTCTGTTCATGCGCTGCTCCTGATGCAATCTTGTTCAGAAGGATTTTGGCTCCGGCCTCATCCTTATCCGGGTAATAGCAGTCCGGTATCAGTATCGGTTCTACCGAGAAGCGACCGGTATGTTTGTCATAACAGCTTTTGAAATAGTGCTGTAATGCACAAAGTTGTTCCCGATCGATACGGTCCGCCTTGAACTCCGAAGCGTCTACCTGATAGTAGACTGATTCGAATCCCTGACGCAACCGTTCAACCTGACGGGGATGATCCGTCATCCAGTAAGCGGACCGGGTGCCGAATACAAGGACGCAGCCTTCTGCACAGGTAAGAAGCCGGTCATACAACAGACTTGGTATTTCAGAATCTACCATAATGGACCGTTGCACTTTCAACAGATTGCGCAGGCCCCGGTTGTCGAGAGCATATATCTTCACGTCCACCGATGTCTCCTCGCGCTGCATCTTCAACGTATAACCGAAGATATGTTTCAGACCGGCGGAAACACAGGTCTTCTGGAAATTCAGGGTTGCCGCCATCGTGTTCCTGTCGCAGATACCCAGAGCCTTTTGTCCGAGCCAGACAGCCTTACGGCACCAGGTTTCCAAAGCTCCTGAACCATTAAGCAGTTCATAAGGAGTATGAATGCCGAGGTGGACAAACGGCACCTGGTGTTGAAGAGATTGCGAGCGACCTATGTACTTGAGAATGTTGAAACGGAACTCCTCCCGCAAGTCGTAGTAGTACCAGTTCCTCCCGAAAGGGAACGCTACATGGTAGATACCTTCTTCCATCAGCACTTCCGGGTTTTCCATCAGATTGAAAACGAGATTCTCACCTTCGCCACGGAATATGGACTCAACACCCGACAAATCGGCCAAGAAGAGTTTTCCGAAATCCGGGATGTCTACCACCTCTGCATCGATGGGGACATATGTAATACCCTGGGCATCCAGCCAGGCTGTCAGTTCCTGCATCATTTTTCCTGTACTTTTGATAGTTTGTACTCGATGGGGGTCAGGAGACGGTAGGCAAAGGTCTCATATACTTGATCGACTTCCATCTCATCCCAATCTTTTTTAGCGTCGGCAATATCTGCCACCAAAACCTCGAAATAGGGTTTCAGCCGATCCACTGTATGCTTGACAGCTTCCACTGCATCGCCGTCATAACCGACCACCACGACTCTCACGCCTTTGCATTGCAATTTATAAAGCTGTACGTCGGATATCTTTTTCCCGAAGGTTGCAATGGCGGCGATATGGGTATTGTCATACAGTTCCAGTTTGCGTGTAAGGGCTATGACATCAAAAATCCCCTCGGTAAGAATGACCGTGTCAGTCTCATCCGGACGGATGGAGTCGTAGTTGTAGAGCAGTTTCGAGAAATCGTTGTCCGTGGAGTTACGGTAACGCAGTATTTTGTATTCCCCGTTATGTTTCGCTTTCCTGTTGTGTGCGTCTATTTCTTTTTTCGGCCAGGTATGGCGCGCCACATAGCCTACTACCGAGTGATTGTCCTCCACAGGGAATATGACGTAATCGGAAAAACGAGGATTCAGTTTGCCTGTGACGCCTACCGGGAAATATTCATAATCGTCAAAAGTAAACGACCGCTCTTGAAGATAAGGGTGGCGGAACGTGCGTTTGTAAAAATCCGGAAGACAGGTTTCATGCAGCTCGTCGTCCAGCTCTTCGACTTCCCGTCCCAGAATCAGGTGCAGATCCAGAGGAGTGTCCAAATCAGCCGTAGCCGTTACCATCAGGTCCATGCGGCCGAGAGCCGATAGCAGCTGTTCAAGTGTCCTGGTGGAGGCCCCGCATGAAAAGCAATGCGACATGAATGGCTTTCGATGGGAGGTTTCCCTGCC